CAAGACGCCTAAAAAACTGCAATCGAGGCACGGTCTGGGCCTTCTGGTTGTCAGCGTCAAGGTGCCGCCCGGCAATCATGCTCATCTGGTAGAATTCGGCACAGGTCCGCGCCGTCAGAAAAACGGACGCTTTACCGGCCAAGTGCCAGCCCAGCCTTTTATGCGCCCGGCGGTCGATGCGAAATCGCAGGAAGCCATTAATGCAATCGGCAAAGAACTTGGCCTGCAGATTGAAAAAGCCGCCGAAAAGCTGGCCGGTTCGTTTAAGGGCAGCGGTCTTGCCAAGAAGCGCCGCGGCGGCAAACTTAGGCTGCGTTAATGTCGATTTCCGGCGCAATATACGCGCGGGCCCAGGCGCACTCAGGTTTAAGCGATCTTATTTCCGGCCGGTGCTACCCGGTCAAAATGCCCGATAACGTCACTCTTCCGGCGGTTACTTTTCAGGTTATTTCCGCGCCGCGCACCAGCGTTTTCGGCGAGGATACCGGAGACGTACGCGCACGGCTCCAGTTTGACGTCTGGGCCGAAAACTTCGGAGCCGACAATCAGGCTCTTGAAATTGCCGATCAGCTCCGGGCCGCTTTTCAGCGATACACCGGCACGCTGGACGGCACGCTGATCAATGACATCATGATCCAGAGCGAGCGGCATGAGTGGGACGACAAGGCCCTGCTTTACCGCCTGAGCTTCGATTTCATCATCTGGTACGAGGAATCCTGATAAAATGAGCACGACAATTTTAAAGAACCAGAAAGTCTGGTTTGACGGCTATGACCTCAGCACCCAGATCAACTCGCTCGGTCTGTCCCACGAGGCGGAAGCAAAGGACGATACGGTGCTCGGGGACGACACCCGCTCGAACAAGGGCGGCCTGAAGATCAGCGCTTTCAGTCTGCAGGGATTCTGGAATTCCACCCAGGACAAGCCGATTTTCAACAATATCGGCGGCTCAGGCAAGCTGATTACTTTTGGTTCGGCTTCCACCGAGGGCAGCGCGGTCTACATGCTGCAATCATTGCTTTCAACCTACAATATTGACGGAGAGCTGGGCGAGCTTTTGCCGTTTTCACTTGACGCCGCCGCCCGTGGCAATCTGGTGCGCGGCACCCTCATGGAAAACGACAGCGACGTCACTACTACGCAAAACGGCACCGCCCGCCAGGTTGGCGCAGTCACGGCTGCGCAGAAAATGTACGCCGGGCTCCACGTTACCGGGGTCAACGGCACAGGCACTCTTGACGTGACTGTAGAATCCGATGCCGCCGACGATTTTACCGGCTCGGAAAGCACCAGAATAACTTTCGATCAGGTCACCAGTTCGGTGGGCGGTCAGTGGAAAAGCGTTTCAGGAACAATCACCGACGACTGGTGGCGCGTTGTCGCCACGCTTGGCGGTGCTTCTCCTGACTTCGACTTTGTCGCTGCGCTCGCAATTCTTTAAACACCCTCAAACTTACCGGAGAAAATCAAATGGCAACCAAGGTTCTGACCGACGCCTACATCAGCGTCGATTCCAACGACATCTCCTCGGATTCCAACCAGCTCAGTTTAAGCTATGAAGCTGAAACCCAGGACGACACCGTATTCGGAGACGATACCCGATCCAACAAGGGCGGGCTCAAAAACTGGAGCATGGAAATCAGCGGCCTGAACGATTTCGCCGACAGCGCCGTCGATGATATTCTTTTTGCTCTTGTCGGAACCACGGTCACTGTCGCATTCAGACCGACAAGCGACGCGGTTTCGGCTTCCAATCCTTCTTATTCCGGCACCGGCCTGATCCAGTCCTATTCGCCCGTTCAAAACAGCATCGGCGAACTGGTGGGTTACTCTCTTTCAGTTGTATCCGCCGGCACGCTCTCCAGAAGCGAGTCCTGATAATGGGCGAGGTTCTCACAAAAGATAAAATTTTAGCCGCTGAAGACAGAGCGGCGGAACGTGTCAAAGTGCCTGAGTGGGGCGGAGACGTCTACGTGCGGATCATGTCCGGCGCCGAGCGCGATCAATGGGAATTGTGGTGCATGAAAAACGCTGCAGATCCGCAAAACGTCCGTGCTTATCTGGCGGTTTTAACCGTTGTAGACGAAGCCGGTAACAATCTTTTCAGTTTTAAAGACGTCGAAGCTTTGGGCCGTAAATCCGCCGCCGCTCTCGACCGGATTTTTGAAACCGCCCAGCGGCTCAACTCCCTGAACGCCGCCGACATCGAGACACTTGAAAAAAACTAGAAAGCCGCCCCTGGCAGAGGTTCGTGCTAATGCTTGCCAAAGACCTTGGCATGACGAAAGCCCGGCTGCTGGCGGAGGCGGATTCGCAGGAGCTGAGCGAGTGGATCGCGCTTTACCGGCTCCAGTCTAAAGAAATGCAGGAAGCGCAGCAACGCGCCGAACTTGACAGCCGGGCCCGCTCCGGCGTGGAAAAAATGAAAAACGCGGTGAAAGGTAAAAAAATCTAAATGGCAACAATCGGTTCTTTATTCGTAAATCTGGACACTAATATCGCCTCGTTTCAGCGCGATATGGGCAAGGCGTCCACAGCCGTCAAGTCCGGTTCGGCCCGGATGAACAGGTCACTGGCAACAGTTCAAAAAAGCTGGTTAAAGGTCAACCGCACGGTAATGCGCTCGATCAAGAGTCATTTGAATTTTCAGAGCGCAATCGCCACGCTGGCCGGTTCCGCCGGAATGGGGTACCTGATAAAGCAGTCTATCGAATACGCTGACGCAATCGGCAAGACTGCCGACCGGCTTGGCGTTGGAACCGATGCGCTGCAGGCCTACCGTTTCGCCGCCGAGCAATCGGGCGTAGAGCAGCGCCTGCTGGATGACGGCCTGCAGCGTTTCAACCGCCGGATCGGGCTGGCAATCGACGGCAACAAATCCTATGCGGACACTTTTAAAAAGCTTGGAGTGAATGTAGAGGCTGTAAAAAACGGCCAGCTTTCCATTGAGGACGCTTTTTTGCAGACTGCGGACGCGGTTCAGAAAATCGGCACGGTAAGCGAAAAGGCGGCAACGATTTCTCTGGCATTCGGCGAAGATGCCGGGCCGAAGCTTGTCAACCTGCTGGATCAGGGCCGGGTTGGAATTCTTCGCTACACGCAGCAGGCCGAGCAGCTCGGCTTTATTCTGGAAGAGGAAGTTATCCGCAACTCTGAGTACGCCGCGGATAAAATAAACGAAATAACCAGGGTGATAAAAAACAATTTTACCGAAGGTCTTTTAAGCGCATTTGTCGATGAATTTAACGAGTTTGGAGAGCTGGCAAAAGATCCTGCTGTCGCTAAAGGAATCAAGGAGCTCGGAAGAGATATGGGGAATCTTGCTACTCTTTCTTTGCAGGTAGCGGCCGGCGCTGGAATGATTTCCAGTGAAATTAAAGAAATATTAAACATTACAGATTCTTCAAAACTTCAAACTATTAATAAACGCATATCTGAGATTGAGAATAATCCTCCTTTAATTTCAAACCCGGTCGGGAATGCAATCAGAAACCGTTCACTTGATGTTTTAAAGGCCCGGAGGGAGGCGATTCAAAGTCGGCTGAATCAGCGCAAAACATCAAGTGAAGCCAGATCGGCTGAAAAAACTATTAAGGTAGTGATTGAGCGTCATAAAAAAGAAGTGGAGGTTCTGCAGAATCTTAATAAAGCGCACGAAGAAAATAATGAGAAAATAAAAAACAAGTCCGAGGTAATGGACTATGCCGGAGAGAGCGCGGGCAGAGCGGCGGGAGCCCAGAAAATATATAATTCGGCGGTTTTATCCTCTGCTGATCTGGTAACCGAATCCACCCGGGCGATTGAAATGCAGGGGCGGGCATGGGATGACCTTGGCTCCAGTGCGGCCATGGCTTTGCAGGACATCATTCTGGAAGGCGGTAAGGCAAAGTCCGTGATTTATGAGCTTGTAAGCTCTATGCGTTCCACGCTGTTCGAGAACACGGCGGGCAGTGCTTTAAGCAGTCTGTTAAATACGGCAACGAGCGGGGCCGGTTTCGCTTTTGCCAGCGGCAATCCCGGCGCAGCGGTACGTGCCGCTATGAACCCGGGCCTTTTCGGGCCGGGCTTTGCCGAAGGCGGGGTTACCAACCGCCCGGCAATTTTCGGGGAAGCCGGGCCGGAGGCCGCCGTTCCGCTTTCGCGGGGCCGGGAAATTCCGGTAGAGCTTAAGGGCGGAGAAAAAAAGCCTGGGCTGGTTATCGAATATCTTGACGCGCGCGGGGCCGACAGGGAAGGTCTTGCGCGTCTGGAGGCAATGATCCGTCAAGTCAACGGCACGGTCGAACGCCGGGCGGTGGCCGCCGTTCAGGACCGCTTCCGCAGAACCAGCGATTATCTGAGGCGCTAGGGATGACGATAAGCTATCCGCTCAGCCTGCCCTCGTCGCCGGGCTTTCGGGAAATCACCGTCCGGCCGCAATCGGCCGTGGCGGATTCGCGCTCGCCCTTTACTTTTGACGGCCAGATCCAGGAGCATCAGGGCCAGATGTGGGCGGCGGATGTATCCCTGCCGGTTTTGTCAAACGCCGACTCCGGCGACTGGGAAGCTTTTCTCTACAAACTCAACGGCCGCCAGGGCACGTTTTTGCTGGGCGATCCGGTCCGGGCTACCAGCCGGGGCAGCGCGTCCACAACGCCGGGAACGCCAACCGCGGACGGCGCGCACACAATCCGCACAAACGCCCTTTCAATTGCAACCGGGCTGGGAACGACAACCGGGTATCTAAAGGCCGGCGATCACATTCAGATCGGCTCCGGTTCCGACGCTCATCTCTACGCCGTACTTGACGATGTCGATCTTGACGCTTCGGGCGATGCAACATTTGACATCTGGCCGAAGCTGCGGGCTGCGCTTTCCGGCGGAGAAACAATTGTCGTCGACTCGGCAAAAGGCCTTTTCCGCCTGAGCCAGAATGAACTGCCCTTTACCCGCCAGCCGGGCCCGTTTACCCAGCTATCGTTTAGCTGCGTGGAGGCATTGTAATGATTTTACCCCTCACCCTGACCCTCTCCCCGCGGGAGAGGGAAAACAAAGGTGCGTAAATGTCCCGCGATCTGACGGCAGCCTTTACAACTGCGATTACCGCGGGCACCGTCCGGCCGATCCTGTTGATGGAAGGCCAGTTTGACGGCGGCACGCTGCGGTTCTGGACCGGTTACGGCGACCTGACATGGGACGGGCAGACCTGGACCGGTTCGGGCGACCTGCTCAAAGTCGATCCGGCTGAGGAAACGCAAAACGTCGAGGCTCCCGGCGCGGCTTTCAGCCTGACCGGAATAAAATCGAGTTTGATTTCCACGGCCCTTAGCGATGATTTTCAGGGGCGCCCGGCGCGGATCTGGTTCGGCCAGCTTGACGATTCCGGTTCGGTAATTTCCGACCCGGTGCTAATTTTCAGCGGCAAGATGGATGAGATGCCGATTACCGAAGATCCGGAGAACCCGGAAATTCACCTTACTGCGGAAAACGATCTGGTAATTCTCAATAAAAGCCGCGAACGCCGCTACACCCACGAAGATCAACAGATCGATTACTCAGGCGACAAGTTTTTTGAATTCGTCCCCTCCCTGCAGGATCTGGAAATTACCTGGGGCAAAAGTTAAAAATTATTCGTGAGCGTCAACTGCGGCTGCGCTGGAGACTGTCGATCCTCGCGGGACAAGAACAATGTCTTCGCGGCATTCCTCGTCCAGCGCCTCGACAATACGCCGGATAACCGCATCGTGGCAGGATTTGAAGGGCAGGCCAAGGCTCTGAGCCTCATGATCGTCGGCGCAATAGCCGATTTCGATTTCTTCGGCGTCCGGGTGCTGTTCAATAACGTCCAGGGCGGCGTCAACCATGCGGCCCTGAAGGTCGATCAGTTCGGAGAGCTGGTAGAGCACGCCGTCAGGGGCGGTTCGCCTGCCGGAAGACCACGAGTTCACGGAGTCAGGCCGGACGTTGAGAAAGGCGGCGGCCTCCCGTTGAGAGAGGCCGGAGCTTTGAAGGAAAAGTTTAAAAAGGTTCATTTTAGAGTCCTTTTTAAGTTTATTTGCAGCGATTCCGGCGATTTCCGGGCTGTCAAAGTAGAGCGTGCCATCTGGCGTGCCATAATCACATTTGAATTTGCCGTATTTGCCAACTTTATAGTCAACGCTGCCATATCCGTGATCGACCCGTCCGTGTTCGGCCAAGTGCCTCCACAGGGCGGCTTTAGACGTTGGCAGCCCTTTTGCTTTCAAAGCTTTCTTTTCTGCCGCCACACGAGTATTATTGTCGTCCACCAGCTCTTCCAGCTTGTCGATGGCCTGCTCTTCAGCAGGATTTTTCGGGAAAAAGCTGATGATCTCTCTGCCGGAACTATGGCCAGCAGCATGGTGCCATTCAATCCCATGGGCAGAAGCTTCTGTGCGCAGCTTTAATACGATGGGGCCTGCTAATGTTTTATACGCGGCTTCCCGACCGCCAGACAATTCACAGTTTCCGCTGTTTTTGTGCATGATCATTTTAAGGTCTCCTTTTTTACCTTTTGCGTCGGGCCAATCCCGTCGCCTCATATTTATAATGTACTTTTTTTAAGTACAAAAGTCAACAGGTTTTGAGTAAAAAAGCAAAAAAACGAAAAAAGGACAGATTTTGCGAAAAAAGCAGGACTGGCCGTCGCGGCTGGCGGAAGCCATCGAGGCGGGAAGACATAAAAGATTTCAGTACGGGGCGCATGATTGCGCCCTTTTTTGTGCCGCCTGCGTTCTGGCAGTGACTGATTTCGACCCTGCTGCGGATTTCCGCGGCCGTTATTCGACCGCCCTTGGCGCAAAGCGAAAGCTTACGCAGGCGGGTTTTTCCGGGCTTGAGGATCTGGCGGAAAAAACCTGCGGGCCGGCTCTGGAAAATATTTTCAAGGGCCAGAGGGGCGACGCCGCTCTGGTAGACACCCCGGAAGGCCCGGCGCTCGGGATTATCGATTTGACGGGACGAAAAATCGTGCTCGCCGGGCCGGAAGGGCTGAGCTTTTTAAAGCTCGACCGGGCTTTAAAAGTCTGGAGGGTCTGAGATGCCGCCTGCAGCCGTTGTGGGAGCAGTAGCCACGGCCGCCGGTGCGTACGCTGCCGGGGTAATGGTATCCGGATTAAGCGTTACAGCTTCGGCCATTGCAATCGGAGTGGCCAGCTTTGCGCTTTCTTCGCTTCAATCTGCGCTGGCTCCAAAACCGAAACTGCCGAATCTGAACGGCTTTCAGGTCAAGGCCAGCAACCGCACCCAGCAGATCCGCCAGCCGATCACGGCGCGGCGGCTTGTTTACGGCGAATGCCGCGTTTCCGGGCCGCTGGTTTTTGCCGCCAGCACCCAGGAAAACAAATACGTGCATCTGGTTATCGCGCTGGCAAGCCACGAAGTCGAGGAAATCGGGGAAATCTGGTTCGACAATACCTCGATTCCGCCGGATTATCTTGACGGCTCCGGCAATGTTACCGACGGGCGTTATGACGGACTGGTGCGGATTAAAAAGCATCTGGGCTATGACGGCCAGAACGCCGACAGCGATCTGGTCAGCGAAGTGGCAGAGTGGACAAGCAGCCACAAGGGCCGGGGTATTGCCTACATTTATGTGCGTTTAAAGTACGACCGCGACAAGTTTCCGACCGGGATCCCGAATATCAGCGCCTGGGTAAAGGGCCGCAAGCTGTTCGACACCCGCGACGGCACGAACCGCTGGAGCCCTAATGCCGCGCTGCAGGCAAGAGATTATCTGGCGGATACAAAATACGGCGCGTCCGCCTCGACGATTGACGGCACTGCCGTAACTTCTGCGGCCAACGAGTGTGAA